CATGTATCAGACCTCCTTGACAGGTTTCCAAACAGGGTATGCGCATGGATGCTTTGCAACAACATTCCACAACCACTTATATGGATAACCTACGCAATCGGACTTTGTAATTTGCCCAGCAACAGCCATTACATAGCCGTTTTCATCTGCATCTTCTTTCTTAGGCGGCTTCTCAAATGTGCTTCTCCACAAGCCCTCAAAGCCAATTTCGCTATAAGAACAGGTCTTGAAATAATGCGTAGCCATTCCAAGTTCCTGCTCAATATCGTTAAGGATGCTCTTGTCATCCTCGTCTGCTTCGGTTTCAAGAACAAGGTAAATTCGCTTTTTCACGTTCTCACCTCTTCATCTTCGTTTCGATGTTGTCCAGTGCCCGTGCAATCCACCAAACTGAACAGCAACTGCCAAGTTCGTTCCACCAAGCGCACTTTTCTTTCTCGCAGACGCACCGACCAAGCGGATTGCTGGTCATCTTCATCGGGCAGTAAAGTTCGTTGTCCATTAGTACTCCTTTTCGATATGAACCCTTGCAATGCCGACCATTGCATCATCAGGGACGCCCATAATCCTACCATTACGGAGCGACACACAGTTATATGTAGTGCCACCGCAAAATCCGAAATTGTTTGCGATCTTGCTTGTCTTCATATTAAGTTCGCCGTTATAGTAAAACGGCTCTCCTTCTTTGAGCGAATCAAAACGAACTCTCTTCTTGCTATGCTCTCCACGAATTTCCATACTTACCTCCACCCCATCACAACTGCCGTGCAAACAGCCAGACACACGTTGATGAACAGCCAGACAAGCATTGCCTGTCGCTTTTCAAACAGGTTGTCCGCCGTGTCTTTGATTGTCCGCTCGGACTGAACCACTACCGCCAGCAGGACTAGGCAGACCAGCCAGCGGGTTACGAATTCAAACATTGTTATCCTCCATCAAATCGTCTATGCTCAACTGACCGCTTAGCCGTGCAGCGTCCTGCAACCATGCAATAGCAAGATGTTCCTTATCCATTGTTACTTCCACCTAACGTCCTCCCTCCACCTAACGTCCTCTATAATGTTTGAATTTTCAGGTGTGCAAAACTCGCACAGAGTACATATAGTTTTCCTTCCACAAATCGGACAAATAGGAGTTTTCTTATTATCTGCCATCGCAGTTGCAACTCGTGCATCAGACACAGAAATGTCAGTATTGCAGAAGTAACAAGTGAATGTTGCTCTTTTAATACGGCAAAACTTTGAATTTTTTGAAGTGATTTCCAAAATAGCTTCTGCCGAAAATATTGCCATCAGCTCCACCTTTCTCTCAGCTCTTTTTTGACCTGTTCTGACTTTGCGGTGATATAATCTGCAAACTCGTCCGGGGTCATATCCTCTTCTTTAAACTTGCCGACCATCTCCCAGTACCTGTCACCAATGCGGATGATTTTCTGCACTTGTTCATCGGTTAGGTCTGCATCGCACCGAAGGTTCTGAATCAGTGCGCCCCATGTGGCGGCGATGCCATCCAGAGCCATGTGGAAGCCGTACAACTGGTTCTGCCGTGCGATTTTGCGAAGATTGGCTGACATTGCCTGTTTGCCAGATGAGGGGCGGGTTCTGTGTTTATTCATCCAACTGCTCCTTATCGGGTTGATAAAAGTTCAAACGTGACTTTCAGCGTTTTACAGCCACGAACTTCCCATGCCTTTTGAATTTTGTTCTTACCGTCATGCTCCATTTTAATGATAAAATGATTAACGACCGCTTCAATGGCTTCGTTTGTTACCTCCTTCATGCTTCGCCACATCTGTAAGTCATTTTTGCAGGATGCTGCATAAGTTCCAGCATAGATATTTCCAAACAATCCGCATATAACATGACATTCAGCCATTTTTATTCTCCTTTCAGCCAGTCATTCAGTTTTTCCATGCACGAGGGGCAAAGAACAACGGTTTCATCTCTTATCGAGTAAATTCCTTTATCATCGCCAGCAAGACACTTTACAATAGAATTGCTTTCAAATCTGTCAAGTTCGTCATCAAATGGTGTCATGTATTTCACATCGTCGGAAAGCAGAAACGCTTCACCGCACCTATCACATATCATTGTCATTTTCTTTCTCCAATCTCTTTAACAGCCCATCCACGTCATACCGCCAATGGACACGCAGCTTTTTTGCTTTGACCTCTATCCCCTCTTGCTCTGCCCACTGCCAAGGGATGCTCTTGCGGCTTTCGTTGTAACGAAATGCCAGAACCTTGCTGGCAGGGATTGCAAAGGTGCGGTTGATCGCCCTGTAATTGACTATCACATGGGCGGTCTGACCGCTGTATCCCATTGCTTCTACCATGTCCGTGATGTGCTTTTCTTTGCGGTACTTGCATTTTGCCTTGTCGTACTTGCCGAACACCTTTTCCAGAGGGATAGAGGGCGTTTCGATGGTTTTTAGTTCAAACAGGTGGTTCATCGGGTGACGGTACACAAGGAAGTCACAGATGTTGTCGATGGAAAAGGACAGGTTTTCGTTGCCGCCGTAGTAGGTAGCGGCACTGTCTTTCAATCGGTAGCACCACGCATCGGATGGGACAGATGCCTTGAAGTCTGCTTCAAACTGCTTGCCGGTGTTCATGCGTTGTCCTCGACCTTTTTAGCTTCTCTTATACGCAGTTTAGCAAGTTCGCTATTTGCGTATCGCAGTTGCCAGCTACCAAACCAGCCTTTGTGAACGAGTTTTCCGGCGCAGTAAACGAACTCCTGCTTCATCAGATCATCGAGTGAAATAATGTAACAGCCCGGCTTATACTTTCTTTTGCTCATCCTCGTTCACCTCTAAATTCACTTCCGAGAAACCGTTTCTTGCCACGTTCCCGATGCTTGTCTTCGTAGTCACGGTGGTACACGCTCTGGCTGTGGTTCAACTCATACACGAATGCCTTGCGTTCCTCAAAGTCTTTCTTCTCTGCCTTGTACTTCTCGCAAGTGTCGTGACAGGCTGTGTGGCGTGATGTGCAATTAAGACAACAGGTAATCATTCTTCGCCAAATCTCCTTTTTGTTACAGCCATTGGGAACTCTTCGATTTCGCTTGCCCACCGTGCGGTTTCCTCGCCGTATGCTCTTTGCCAGACCAGAGGGAAACCGCCCAGACCATCGAACAAGCTACCCAGCGTAGGCTTTTCTTTCAAGTAAGGGCGCATTCTCTGCACCAACCAGAACCATTGCGGCAAAGCGATTGAGTTGCCCAGAGCCTTGTATCTTGGACTGTCAGCGTATTTGTGCTTCTTTCCTTTGCTATCCGTCCAGTCACCAATGTTGGTGTAATTGTCAGGAAATCCTTGTAGCCGTTCACATTCAACAGGGGTCAGGCGGCGAACAATCCAACGGATGGTTTTTTCCGCAATCAGACACTCGCTGCCATTGCCGATGTTCCCTGCTTTCGCTTTCAAGGTTGAGCATTTGTCGCTTTCTTTGTAGCTGCTGAACGACTGCTCGCTGAAGGTCTGACGTTCGATTGCAATAGCCGTGTAGTCCGTGATTCTATTTTCGTGGTCGCCTGTAATGGTCGGTACGATTTTCCCATCGCCGTTTCCACGAGCATCATAAACAACAGGCTGAAATAATGTCTGGTCTTGGAGTGTTGAAAGCGTTGCGCTTTTTTCGGTTTGTACCAGCGCACCCTTACCACCACCGGTGCATCCACTACGAATTTTCAGGGTGTAGGAATTGCCCCCCCCTATCACGTCCATAAGGGCTTGCCTGAGAACTTCTGGGAGTGGCTTCCCACGCCTGGATGCTCTCGTCAGGATTCCCTGGCAGGCTCGTGCGCTCAAATAATATTTCTGCGGCACGTTGTCCTCCAAAATCTGCGACAAGAGCGATTCTCTTTCGGCGTTGGGGAACTCCCCAATATTGAGCGTCGAGCTGTCGCCACGCCAAAGACCACCCGTTTCCGGCGATTGCTCCGGCTTTGCTCCATCTGCCCCCCTACCCGAAGGTCGAGGAATTGAAGCGTCTGGTTCTTCCACGCGGGCAAGTTCTTCCAAAACGGCTCTGAAATCTTCTCCCCCGTTTGAACTGAATGCTCCAGGGACATTTTCCCAAACAGCGAAAGTTGGATACATTCCATTGGTTGCTGCCCTCATTTCCTTAATGATTCTTGCGGCATCCAAAAACAGCACGGAACGGTCGTCGTCAAATCCAAGTCTTTTTCCGGCCATAGACAAGCCCTGGCAAGGACTGCCAAACGTGATGCAATCCACCGGCTCTATCTTGTCGCCATGAATCTTTGTGATGTCGCCCAAGTGTTTCATCTTTTCAAACGCCCGTCTAGCCAGATAGCGCAGCTCTTATATAAGGTAGGCGGTTGATGCCTTACAGGTCAGAACGGCAGGTCATCTGCGTTGCCCTCAATCACGGCGAAATCGCCAGTGTCAGGAGCGGAGCCAGCCCCACCAGCCAACGTTTTCTTCGGTCTGACCTCATAATCTCCGGAACGAATCTTGTCCACGCTGGTGAAGCGGTCAACGACCAGCTTCGTCTTGATGTTGCCATCGTTGCCCATGTACTCCTCTTCACGGAGAACCACGCCGACCAGCTTGCCACGCAGGGTCTTTTCATCGTTGTTGAACTTATAGCCGGGATTGGATTGTTCCACAGCGGTGATGAAGCCCTTGAAGAAGGGCAGCGCTTTCTCTTTGTAGCTCTTAATTGTCTTGCCACCCCATGCCCATTCGCCCTGATTCAGCTTGCCACGCTCAATGAGGGAAGCAGTCTGCTCACGCCAGTAGCCCTTGAACTCGCCCTCTGCGACTTCCCACTCGATGTTCAGACGCTCCTTTGCGGGTTCATCAATCGCCTTGCAGATACCGGCAACGTAGCCGCCAACAGGCAGGTCACGGCGTTCGGTGGCTTCCTGCACGTCATTCCAGTTGATGTTCTTCATCTGTTACTCTCCTTTGTTTTCCGGCTGAACCGGGATGTTGTAATACTCACGGATGGTCTTGTCTACTGCGGCGAGGTCGTTCTCGATCAGCGCATCGCTGAACATCCCCAGAGGGGTTTTCACAGTGTCCATGCCATCGTTGCGAGTGCTGAACAGGTATCGCCCATCCTGCACAACGGTTTTCAGGACGATGGTAAAGTAACCTTCCACACAAACTTTCTCGTCCAGCAGCTTGCCGATGGTCTTAAACTTCTCGCCGCCATCACCGTCACGCTCACTGTGACCGAAGAAATAGACCACCACATCGTCAGGCAGTTCCTTTGCTCGCATCAGCAGGGCGTTGAAATTGGCTGCCATGTCGGTGAACTTCTGGTATCCAGCGACCTTTGCGTTCCGCATGAACTCGCCGGTCATAAGGTAGGTGGCATCGTCAATGACGATGGACTTGCGCTTGGTGCTGTGGATTGCAGCATCAATCTTGCCGTAGTCGTTGGTAATATAGGTTTTCATGTTGCTGCGGAACGGCAGTGGCTTGCCAAGCACGTTGATGACCGCCACCTGTTCCGGGTCGAAGTTCCGAAGCGAAGCAGACTTGCCGCTGCCGGAATGACCGTAAACCATTACTAATACTGCCATCAGTTGTTCTCCTTCCTCGCTTCTTTTCTTGCTTTACGGCAAGCCGGGCAACGCTTGGGCAGTGCCAGACCGCGCGATTCAAAGAAAATGCGCTCTGCACGGGTAATTTCAAAAGATTCGCCACAATCACGGCAGGTTTTTTGAATACTCATGATGGAATCACGAGCTGCCTTTGAAGCCGCTTCCGTAATAGAAAGCGATTCATCAACAGCATCAAAAATGCTCCTAACCATTCTATGCTTTGCAGCATAGCCGTTTTTACGCAGCGTATCTTCCAGTACTGCTTCCCTGCATTTCGCGCAAAGCGTTTCCGTGCTGTTCTGGAACACTGAAAAAGGCTTATTGCACTTTTCGCAGTGCTTGATTTCCTTCTTATATTTGCTCATTTTCTTTCCTTTCTTGGCTTCATTAGGCTTCATTGTTCTTACTTTGGCTTAACTTGGCTGTACAAAAATCAACCAGCCAGCAGTTCTTCCAGCCGTGCGTGCAGTTCTTTCAGCTCCGCTTCCCTGTCCTCGATTTCAGATTGCAAGTCCTCAATCTCTGCCTGACGGTCGGCTTCTCTCGCCGCTGCCATCTGCTCGTTGGTCATAAAGTATACGCCATCTTCGGGTTCGGTTACCCCGCCAAATCGATCGAGAGCGCCAGAACAATCATACATCGGATTCATCGTTTGTAACCTCCTCAGAAAACAAGGCAAAAGATGAGCGAGGCGATTGCAAACGTAGCCGCGCAGGCTGCAATTGTGCCAAAAGCTTTATCAAAACGTTCCTGCTCAGCATCCTTCTTACGGCGGGCGTTGCGAATCCGCTGCTGTGCAGGGCTAGAAGTCATCCGGATGAAGTAGTCCTGATCATTATCGAATCGAGCTGCAGTCATGTTTTTGCTTTCCATAGTCAAAACCTCCAAAATTCCCGTTATGTTTGCTGGCGTCCTTTTTTGCGTTGTTCTTTAATTTGCAGTGCGCTGTACCACTGGTCTTTGTCAATCTCAATGGTTGACCACCGGTGATTGCAAGCCAGGCACTTCTTCCGGCGAACAATGCTGTCCTGGTCAGACCGACTGTCCACCGTTGTAGTGCTGTTGCTGCCGCATAATGGGCATTTCATCTTGCATCCCTCCACTCGTTTGTATGGGCAGGGATTCGATTCAGCTTTTTCAACCTTTCGGTGTCCGTGCGCTCATTTTCGGCATTCACGCCAAACGCGCACAGAACTAGCGCGATTGCAAGCAATGTGCATGATAAAAATGTCCATCCAAACATTTCAGCCACTCCATTGCATCTGCCAATTGCATCACCGCATTTAACTGACACGATAGCAATCGTAACTCCAAGCGCAATAAGCGCGGTTCCTTTTGCAGATTTCATTTTTTCCCTTCTTTCAAAATAATGTCGAATAAAAACGGTTTGCTTTCGTCAATAACAATCACTGCATTTAGTGCTTCTGCTATTCTTGCAAGTGTATCAGCCTTAACACCAGTCTTGTATGGCTCCTTGTTTGGGCTGGTTATGTTGTAGATTGTTGGCGCCGACACGCCACTTTTTCGGATAAGCTCTGACGCTTTCATATCGCGTTTTTCAAGTGCTGCTTCCAACGTCATGCCTTTTCCTCTGCGTTATTCGGCGCTTTGTGTCCAAAAATCCAGCCGGTCGCCATCAGAGTACAAATGCCAATAACATACCAAGTGGCTTTAACGCCGACCAGAAGTTCAATGTGATGTACCAGCCAAAAGTTCAACAGAAACGTTGCCAACACAAGAGCCAGCGCCGCGCCCCACATTAGAGCAATTTCTACAAGTGCTTTCATTTTTCTCCTTTCTATTGTGAATGTGTTCCAGCCGGTCTTTCTCCCGGCTGTGCCAGCGGATTTCCCTCTTTCCGTAGTACTTACCATTCATAGACCAGTTCTCCCGTTGCAAGCATCTGCGACACTTCGCCATAATGCTTACCCAACTTATCGGCTAATGCCTGAACTTGGCCTACGGATGGAATCCTCTTTTCCACGAGTGCTTTCCTGTTTCGTTCCAGTTCTTTCCGCAAACGCTGACGTTGCGTAGTGCTCACAGAGTTTGCTTCTCTTGCGCAATCTTTGTGGTACTTTTGAGCCGCCGACATTTTAACCATCGGCTTTCCGCACCATTGGCAAATAGATCTCGACGGGGGATAGCCCTGTCCATCATGCAGAGCTTTGTATCTTGAGCGTTTTCGCTCGCGGGAGACTTCTTTTTTGCATTCTGAGCAATATCTTTTTTGTGGATAAACCTCACCAAGGAAAATTCCGCAGCGCTCACAATACTTTGTTTCCATTCTGCTCCCTTTCCTTCAGCTTGGTTCCCCGGTTGTACCGTTCAATGCACTGATTCAGCGTCTTCTCCATCCACAGGATTTTCGCTGCATCGTTTCGAGATACGCCCGCTGCCATCGCTAGCTTCAACCGCCGCTTGCGGCTCGGCGCTTTGTAAAAACACGTCACCAACACTCACCAGCCTTTTTGACGATGAACGCGGGCACTTCCCTGCCGGTAGCACGGCACAAACAGACGCATTTGCCAATCCATGTATTCCAGTAGAACGGGTCAGGCATACAGAATGTGTTGGAATGGTTTCGGCTGTCCTCGTCCAGCATCCACAGTGAGATTGCATTGTCTGCCTTTGACCAACTGATGCTGTAGCCATCCAAGCACAGCTGCTGCATAATCTGCATTGCCAGATGCTTTGCTTCTGCAAGTTCCTCTGCCGTCCACTTGAGTTTGTCCGCCTCGTAGGCCTTTACCGCTTCGTCAATGGCGTGGTGCGCCTCGTCCGGGTACTCAAGGTCTACCTTTAAGGTGATAATCTGTTCCATGTTCAGTCCTCCGTTTTCTGGCTCTTCTCTGCTCTCAAGAACAGATTGACGAAGTAGACTTGCCCGATACCAGTCACTTTCGGTGTTTTGTTGATTGAAGTGTGTCCATCAGAGTGTGCAATGGACGTCTCCTTGATTTCGAACAGGCGAAGTTCCATCGACTTCTGGGTCGGCATATTGTAGTCCGTCCGCTTTCTGTCCTTAATCAGATATCCGTTCTCACGCAGCCATGCGAACAAGCGGTTCTGACCCATCTGGATGCCGTTCTGTGACAGCAGCTTTGCCATCTCGCCAACAAGAATGCTCTGGTTGCTTGCGCTCACAGCGTCAGCAAAAATGCCTTTCGGCGTAAGTTCTGCAATCTGCTTGTTCTTCTCTTCCAGTTCCTCATGCGCCGCGATCAGAGCGGTTGCAAGAAGCTGTGAACGGGTAAGCTGCGGTGCGTTGTAGCTTCCAGTCTTACGGATTGCAGGAAGCACATCGTTCGTCACCCATCTGCGGAACGGAGCAGCTTCCGGCTTGTCGCTACGGAGGATAACATGGTACAGACCGCTTTCGTTGATGATGGTGGTTGACTGCTGACGTCCCATGCTATCGGTGAGGTAAGTCTGGCTGACCTCATCTTCGTCAAGGCGCTGTGCCGTCATTTTGTGATTAGAAATTCCCAGAATCTCGCACACGTCTTTCAGAACGAACCACGCTTCGCCGTCCACATCGACTGTGCGAACTTTGCTGTTCTGATATTCAAAAACTTGAATGTTTGCCATTTTTTCTCTCCCTTCTTACATTCCCGAAT